CAGCAGGTACTGTTGCAACTACTGCACAGGCTGCTACATCAGCAGGCATCATCGGTTACGCATCAGAAGCTGCTCGCCTTGTTTATGAGGCAACTGGTTACTACGCACAGAACTACATCGCCAACGGATCACAATGGCAGCTACTTATGGGTGCATCAGATACAACTGGCCGCCCAATTTACTCAGCATCACAGCCAATGAACGCAGGCGGCTTAACTCAACCTGGTTCAATTCGCGGCAACGTACTTGGCCTTGATCTATATGTTGATAAGAACTTTGCAGCAACAACAACTGTTGATGACTCAGCAATTATCCTTGCGCCAGAAGCATTTACTGTTTACCAGTCACCACAGGCATATATGTCTGTAAACGTTGTAAGCAACCTACAGGTACAGGTAGCGATCTATGGCTACATGGCAACAATTGCCAAGATGCCTAAGGGAATTATCCGTTACAACTTCACCTAAGAAATAACCCTAATAGTCGGTGGGCGATTAGCCCTTTCGCCCACCGACCCCTACTAAGTAAGGAGTACCGATGCCAGCTAGTTATGTAACAGTAGCCGAGCTACGTTCCAATTTAGGTATCGGTACTCTTTACTCAGATAGTACTGTCGAGGAGTGCTGCCAAGCCGCACAGGATCAAATCAACAGTTTCCTTTGGTTTGATTCTGCGCCAGTCGTGGGGACTGCATTGGTAAGCAACGTTGCCACAGTAATGTTGGCCAACCCCGGATTATTTACAACAGGCGAAAGCGTGACAATAGCTGGGGCTGGTTCGACATTTAACGGCACTTACACAATTACTGCCACGCTACCTTTTAGCACAGGCACTACAAATTTATTGCCTGCATTTAATATGCAGTTAAATTATTACCAGCAACCACAGGGTTATAGTTTTATTCAGTTTGCTAAGACTGCAGCCGATCAAAACTTTAGGCGCGTAGTGCCATCAGGCACAGCTACAGGCGAGGATACAAAGACAGCCACCTACGTCAATACAGCAAGCGTTAGACAAAGTGCGATGATCTTGGCCGTAGATATATGGCAAGCGCGCCAGGTATCTCAGACAGGTGGCGTGGGACTCGATGGCTTTAGCCCTAGCCCTTACCGCATGGGCAACAGCATGATAGGCAAAATAAGAGGCTTACTAGCCCCGTACATCTCACCGAATAGCATGGTGGGGTAAATGCCTACCGCTGCAATTACCACGCTGCGTAGCACCATCGCAACGGCTTTAACCAATAACGGCGTATGGTCGGTATTTGCGTATCCGCCTGCAACCATCCTGGCTAACAGCTGCGTAGTAATCCCAGCCGATCCATACCTAACGCCTAGCAATAATAGTTATATAACTATCTCGCCTATGGCTAATTTTAAGATTCTGCTAACTGTGCCAATGTTCGATAACCAGGGCAACCTGCAAGGCATTGAGGATTTTATCGTTGCAGCCTATACAAAACTAGCTGCATCTAATCTTGTATTTAATATAACTAGCGTTAGCGCGCCTGGCGTATTAAATGCTGATAGCGGTGACTTACTAACCGCTGAGTTCACCATATCCATACTATCGAGCTGGAGTTAAACCATGTCATACACAGATGAGGATATTGCCTTCTTAATTAAAATTGGGCAGATCACAGAAGCACCGAAAGAAACAAAAACCAAAGCACCTGCAACCGAGAAAACAGAGGAATAATTCATGGCCGTATATTTAAGCAATACTGTTGTAGTTACGCTGAACTCAGTAGTTCTATCAGATCACGTTACAAGCGCAACAATTAACCGCGTATTTGATGAACTCGAAGTAACTGCTATGGGCGACACAGCTCATAAGTTCGTTAAGGGTTTAGAGGCAAGCACAATCACTTTGGATTTCCTAAGCGATACAGCGGCTGCAAACGTAAACGCAACCCTTCAAGCTGCATGGGGTACAACAGTACCTATTACGCTAAAGCAGACAAGCGCAGCAGTATCAGCGACTAATCCGCTATACAGCACAACTATCCTTGTAAACAACACAACCGATATTAACGGCGATGTCGCAAGCATTGCCAGCCAATCGATTACATTTACATGTAATTCACCAATCGTAATTACAACTAGCTGATAAAAACTAAAGGGGCTAACAGATGGCTAAGTTAAAGATCACAAAGGCTGATGGTTCAATATCTGATCACCAGATAACACCATCGATCGAATACGCGTTTGAGTTATATGCTAAAAAAGGTTTTCATAAAGCCTTTAGAGATGACGAGAAACAGTCGGATGTTTACTGGTTGGCGTGGGAGTGTTTAAGAGCTGCAGGCGAAGTCGTGCCAATGTTCGGTGCAGAATTTCTTAAGACTCTTAAAAAGGTAGAAGTTTTAGATGATGACCCGGAAGCGTAGGGCGTGACTCGTTTACTTACTTGATCGCACGGATCAGTTTGGAAACGGGTATCGCGCCCAATGATTTACTAGCACTAGATAGCAGGATGTTTAAGACTTTATTGCAGGCGATGAAAGACCGGAATAAGGAGATGCGAGATGCCAGTAGCGGTAAAAGGCGGCATTGAACTTCGCAAAGCCCTAAGAAAATTTACGCCTGATCTAGCTAAAGAAACGCAAGCAGAAATGGCTAATTTGCTTAGACCGATAGCATCTAAAGCTAAAGGTTTTATTCCACGCCAAGCACCGCTTAGTGGATGGGGTAAAGAATCTATAGATGGAAAATTCCCATTATGGGAAGGTTCAGCTGCTAGAAGTGGCGTAGGTTATAAGACCACACCTAGCAAGCCTAACCGCCAAGGATTCAGAGCATTAGCGCGTATTCAAAATGCATCGGCATCGGGTGCAATTTATGAAACCGCTGGCCGTGTAAATCCTAATGGCCGTGAGCAAGGTGCTGCATTTATTGTGCAGTTACCGGGTCACAAAGATTTTGGTAAAAATAAAGTAGGTGCTAATAAAGGCCAAGGCCGTAGCCGTAACCCTAATGCTGGTTCAATATTCGTACAGGCTATTAACCAATACGGCATGATCGTAGATGCCAATAATCAAACAGGTAGAGGCCGTAGATCACGCAAGATGAAAGGCCGCGCAATCTTTCGCGCATGGGCTGAGGATGGTGGAAAAACTAACGCCGCTGTTATTAAGGCTATTGAGTTATCTCGGGATAAGTTTAACAAGGCTGTGGGGTATAACTAATGGCCGTTGATCCATCAGTAAGAATTGATATAGCTGCCGAATTTACTGGCAAAAAAGCATTTAAACAGGCAGACACATCCACAGCCCAGTTATCTAAAAACGTAAAGAATTTAGCCAAGACTTTCGGAGTCGCGTTTAGCGTAACTAAGGTATTGGCATACGCCAAGGCATCGGTAAAGGCTGCAGCTGCGGATCAGAAGGCTCAACAGCAATTAGCCTTAGCACTTAAAAACGTAGGGCTAGGTCGAGATGCAGCAACCGCTGAAGGTTACATACAGCGCATTGAAAAAGAGTTTGGCATAGTTGATGACAAGCTGCGCCCTGCTTATACAAAGTTAGCAATAGCCACACGCGATACAGCTGAAACCGAACGCTTAATGGGTATCGCTATGGATATAAGCGCGAATAGTGGTAAAGACTTAGAGTCAGTTACAGCTGCGCTATCAAAGGCTTACCTGGGCAATAACGCCACGCTTAGCAAGTTAGGCATAGGCATATCTAAAGCCGATCTTAAAACTAAGTCATTTAAAGAGATAACAGATCAATTAGCCGTAACCTTCGCAGGCGCAGCCAAGACATCTGCAGATTCTTTTGCTGGCTCAATGGACAAACTGGCTATTGCATCTAATAATGCTAAAGAGATTATCGGTACAAGCCTTATAGGTGCGCTGCAATCCTTGGGCGAGGATGACAGCATGGCTACCCTTGCTGGCGATATTGAAGGCGCAGCTACATCTTTGGCTAATTTCGTTGATTCAATCGTGTACTTAAAAGAGCAAGTTAAATCTATACCGGGTGCTGGCATTTTTGGTTATTTATTTAGCGGGGTTACTGATCTGCTAGGCAGGTTTAGTCCACAGCGTTTGGCATATCTAATCAAAGAAATTAAGGGTTTCCAAGGCATGGGTAACGTAGCCATGACTGGTGGCTCAAATATGGACACCCAAAAATTTGAAGCCAGTCAAAAGAAATTAGCAGCTAGTAAAATTAAAGCCGATAAAAATGCAGCTGCCAATAAAGCAAAATTAGATAAAGCCGCTGCGGTATTCGATATTCAAAAGATTCAGATAGCCGCTGCGCTAAAGGGAAAAATAAGCGAAGAAGAAAAAGTACGCCTGTTACTTATGCAGGCTATTGAGGAAGGCAACGCAGATAAAGCCGAGGCATTATCTAAAAAACTTGATGAAATTCAAGCAAAAAATGCCAAGATCGCTGCAGACATTTTGGCTATTGGGAACGCTACAGACCCGTTTGCAGCCTGGGTAACAAGTTTAGATGCAGCTGCTTTAGTCCTAGGCAAGATGCCAGCCTTGCTTGATGCAGCTGGTTCGCTAACTGGTCGAGGTAAAGTTACCTTGCCTACAGGTGATGGCCTACCTGGTGGCAGCACTAGCATTTACACACCTGATATGACTGCATCCGAGATTGCTAATACTGCGACCGCTGCTGCAGATATGGCCGTAGCTGCTGCTGAGGCTGCTGTTGCATCGGTTTTAGCCTCTGAGCCTATTGTCGCTGCCATAGCTGCTAATGCTGCTACTGGTATGACAGATGTGGTAACAAATGCGCCTATTGTCACAGGTTCATCCTCAATGTTTAATCCTTATGGCACTACACCAGGCTCGTCCTCTGGCTACGGCATGCAAGCCCCTACTATTATTGTAAATAACAATGGCTCAGTAATTATGCAGGATGAGTTTATTGACGTAGTAAATGATGCAGTTCTAGCAAGCCAGCGATTTGGCTACGGCCGTACACCTGCAGGGGCGATCCTATGACAGTCCCAGTAATTAACGCGGTTATTAACTTTTCTACAGGTGCATCGTTTGCACAGGCTTTCATTATTGGTGAAGGCATACTTGGCACTAACGTACTGGCAGACTCAGCAGCTCTTATCGTGGATGTAAGCGATGTAGTAGATAGCGTTACTACTAAGCGCGGCCGTAACGCACAGGTAGATGAATTCCAGACAGGTACGCTAAGCCTGCGTATTGTGGATCAGAACGGCGACTTTAACCCGCAAAACCCTAGCAGCCCGTATTACGGCTATTTAACGCCTATGCGTAAAGTATCTATATCAGCTACATCGGCTGGCGTGACCTATCCCATGTTCTCGGGGTTTATTACAAGCTATACAACTAGCACACCACTTAATGCTAACGATGTTGTTTATACAACTATTCAGGCCGTAGATGCTCAGCGACTAGCGCAAAATGCGCAGATTAGTACAGTCACAGGGCAATCTGCTGGCGATTTAAGTGGCACGCGTGTGAATCAAATTTTGAACACTATTTCATGGCCAGCATCGATGCGCGATATTGATGCAGGTTTAACCACTATGCAGGCAGACCCCGGCACAGCTCGTACATCTCTAGCCGCATTACAAACTGTTACAAATAGTGAGTACGGCGCGTTCTACGTTGATGCATCGGGATCTTTCGTATTTCAAGATCGCACAGTAACTACGGCCAGCATCGGCGGTACGCCTACAGTCTTTAACGATAACGGCACAGATATTGGCTATGCCAATGCAGTTTGGCGATTAGATGACACCCTGGTATTTAACCAGGCTAACGTGACCCGCACAGGTGGCACAGTTCAAACTGCCATTAACGCAGCTAGTGTCGAGAAGTATTTTGCCCACACTTATAACCAGCAAAATCTATTAATGGAAACGGACGCCGTTGCACTCGATTATGCACGCGCTTACGTTGCAAGTCGTGCAGAAACTAGCGTTCGATGCGATGCAATCGAATTAGACCTATACACAGATAACTACGCCAATGGCATATTAGCTGCGCTTGATCTGGATTTCTTTGATCCAGTAACTATTACTACAAACCAGCCAGGTGCATCCACCCTTACTAAAACGTTACAAGTATTCGGCGTAGGTCATACAGTCACACCGAATAAATGGCGCACAGTTCTAACAACTTTAGAGCCTGTTATTGACGGGTTCATTATCGGCAATTCAAACTATGGCGTTTTAGGCGTAAACGTACTTTCATACTAAGGAGATAAGAAAATGGCAACAGGATTCCCAGCAGTAACGGGTGATGTACTTACTAGCGGCATGTTTAATGGCCTAGTGGCATTTACCATTAATGCTCAAACTGGCACTA